CAACGGTAGTAGTATCTAACGGACTTCCACCATTTCGTGATACTAGAATCTGACGCGCGCTGTATTGAAAATCTTTGTACGTAATTGGCAAAGGCAGACTTCCAGTGTTGTATTCTGGCCGGTCATTCTCGCTTTCACGAAGACCATCCATACTAACAGCAGCATCATTTACTTCACTTTGCGTTTCGGTCTCAAGAATCGTTTTGCCCATTCCCTGAGGAATAGTAAACGTAAGACCTTTGCTCTTAAGATAGTTTGCAAGTTTCAGCCGTTGAGTTGATGCAGCAACGACTGCGCCATCAAGAAGAAGCCAGTCATCTTTACGCATTGTTGCAGTCGCGTTAGAAAGACACTGGTTTTCAACTAGGCCCATCGGTGACACATGTGTAACATACGATCGGCCATCATTACCAATATATGGGCGAAGAACATTTACGTCGCCGTTAGCAGCAAGCAAGCGATCAGCTGGTTCACCCGATAGCCCACCATTTGCGATCATTTTTTGTAAATCTGTTCTATTCATCTGGCTTACCTTTCGTTGTAATTAGTTAAGTCTTGTGCTCAAAATATCTTTTAATCAATTAATGACAGCCTATACGAACATCAATTAATTGTGCAGTTGATAATGAATCTGCTGATAAATCTTTTGCTTCCATTGCTACACCTACAGCGAAGTCATCAGTATCAGCACTATCCTCATCAAACTTTTGAAGAGTACCATCACCAGCACTGCCAAGCCAGTCACCAATTACTACAACTTCACCATCAGCTAACAACGCTCGAACACGAGATCCGATATTTGGGATAATCACTGGAGTGGTCTCACCAGAATCTATCGTCTGTGAGTCAGTTTGCCCTTCTAGCGCATTTTCTTCAACGAACATTCGTTCGTTGCGTCCCCAAGCAGTCGAGTGCTTACCAATCGTACCGCTAGAGTCAAGTTCTACTAAGTGCCCTGGTAGCAAGTCTTCAGTCGAGACGTATTCCTCGAACTGATAAGGGCCTTTTACATGAATTCTATTTGACATACAATGTTCCTTTCAACTTATTAAGTTTATGTTAGTTAAATACTGCAATGTACTATAGTACTGTAGTGGTATTTAACTGCTCATAACTTTTGGAGGAAGCAGAGGTTTTTCATCAGAGTTACTTACACTGCTAACTTCTGGTAAAGAATTCCCAATTGCTTGACCGGCAAAATTCGCTTCAGTAATGCCTGACAACTTAGCGATAGCTTTTAGTTCTTCGATGTTCTTCGCTAGCAGTGCTTCTTTAGTAAAGGTGTTACGCTCATTTTTCAAGATACTTGCTACAAGATCTTCTTGCACTGCTTTCATTTGGGCAAGAGCTGAATTGAGAACGCCTTGAACTTCAGTAGGAGCTTTAGCAATATAGCTCTCGGTAGTTTCGGGTACGTCCTTATCAGTGTTGTCAGTGATTTCTTCTTTATTCGACTCAGAATCTTTAATCGAGTCTTCAAGAATTTTCTTTTCACTCTTCAATGCAGCGTTTTCCACTGCCATTTCAGCAGCAGTATCCTGATCAGTAAGCATTTTATTAAGAACAGATTCGTCTAATGACGCAAGAGTGTCGTGGTCGTCCTTAATCCAACTGTTCGACTTGCTTTCGATCAGTTTATTAATAACTTGTTCTTTGTTCATGTTTTGCTCCTTTACATTAATATTTTTATCATTTCCAACGTACGTGCCATCTTTAGTGCGATACTCTGTTACTCTAATTACTTCCTCTGTTTGACCTGAGATAACGATCGTGTTATCTTCAAGCGTATAATTTAACTTGTAGTACTTTCCGCTATCCTCAAATACGAAAAACGTATCATACACATTCTCTGTCCATGCATCGCTATATTTTTCGGTTAACCAACTGTTAATCAATGAACGGATATTGCTATGACTCATCGCGTTATTTACAAGTTGGAGCACTTCTAAATTCGCTTTAATAGTTACTGACTCATTACGCAGAAAGCCGGCACCGTCTTCAATTGAACACGCTCCTTTCATATCTGGTAATACAGCTAAATGATCAGGTCGATAATTACGCGCTATTGCGATATACTTTTCTCCGTTCCATTCGCCTGCTTCTTTATCAGAGTCTACATAAAGTCCTGTTGAAAGCTCCATCATAGAGTTTGTTTCGATGGCGGTAGCGATCCGTTCATCAACGTTTTTAATGCGGTCTTCTTCCAACCACGCTTCAGCTTTTAAAGCTTTAAGCGTAGTCTTTTTATCGATGCTGACGTCACCGACATGTGCATTCATTATAGTTCCGATTCTTCGATTACTCAAAACGATAGGATCACACGCACTAACACTTTGACCGTTTCGTGTTGGATGATATACTACAACGGGTTTACAGTTCCATGCTTGCGGACATAAAGACAATTCTTCCACTGGGTAATACAACGGTCCGCCACTTCCCTCATGCACACCTTCAGTCATCATAACCATAGGAGCAACGAGATATGTTTTTCCTTCCATTGTGTCGTACCTGACTTTACCGTCAAGATTAGCGATCATTTTTAATATCATTTGATGCTCCTATTTCGTTTAGTTATATTAATAACAGGCATCCATGCGCATCTACAATTGGGGTGAATAGGAATGATTCCACGAGCGGCGTCTATTGTATACTCTTCACCTTGGAGATTTTGACATTGCTCGCAAACCCGATCGTCACCTGCTGTACTGAACTCAACTTGTGCAGATACCTTTTCAATTTTAAGAAGCTTTAAGCTATCTAACTGCCCTTCAGCGTGTGCATGAATCGTTTCTGTACGAGCAATAACTAAAGCTCTTGTCTTAGTTAATTTAGTAAGATTCTTACGAAGGTCTCTAGCAATCGTAACGGGACCTTTACCTTGCGATAGCCCATCTGCAAGGATACGCCCCATTTGTTGTCCCATAGTGTCCGTGACGCCCTTTAATTCATTAAAGGTGCGGGTATATAATAACTGAACTTTGCTTTGCAGTTCAGGTTGTGTAAAAGCAGTACGGATAAATTCACCCTTAGTTCCTTCGTAGAAACCACCTTCTATTTTACTGACATCAGCTACAGCTCTTTCAAACCCTTTTTTATGTGCTGATCCAATATACACAGAAGTCCATGGCTGACCATTTATTTGACTTGAAGTTAAAATCTTTTCGTCGACTTGCTTTTTTAACCAAGCCTGATACGAAGTTACCTTTTCAGAATCAGTTAAGAATCGGTACTCTTGTCGTAGCGTTTGCAATCTTAATCCAAACACATCGTTCACTGCCACCTGTTCATAGACTTCACGAGACAAGCTCTTAAAGCGTCTCGTCATGTCAGCGACGAATTTTCGCCTGAGTAGTGTAGTTCGTGTTGGATCAAGTTGCAAAACAGTCATGAGTATTCGAGTCCCTTAGTTAAATTTAATTACGCCGCCCGCACGGAAAGCAAACCCTGTGAGATCATGTTTAAACAATCTATTGCCGTTTATAGCTACGTAATTTTCTGATAGGTCGTATTGATATTCTGCACCGATGAATGCTGAAACAGTTTTCGTAAGTTTTTGTTCTAAAGCAAGCCCAAAATTCAAAGTAGTAGAATCATCGATCGTCGGGTTAGCTTTAAGAGGACCTAGTTTATAAGTAAGGTGATCAGTCATTATATGATACTTTGCACCGGCTTGCGCTACTATGTCCATTTTAGGACCGAGTGGTACTTTAGTGATTGCGGAGATACCAATAGGAATATCGATAATAGAACCATCCATACTCCAGGGTATTCTCCACCACAGAAATCTTTCGAAGCCTGCATGATTATCTCGCACTTCGCTATCGATCATTCCCAAAGAGAATCCAACAGCGATAGGCACTTCTTTAATTTTCCCGATGTTGTGACGATACTGCACTTCACCGCCAAACGGATCATCCATTGGCGAATCATTGCTAATGTTAATAATACTACCAGTGATTACGATCTCATCTGCGTAGCTCATCGTAGCAAGAAACAACAACACACTACACACAATAAATTCTCTAAACTTCATCTTCACGCCCTTTCATTAAACATTAATTTTCGTGTGCTTTCTTAATTACATCTAGTTCTGCTTGAGCTCTTTCATCTTCAACTCGAGCTTGCTCAATTGCGCGTTCATCAACGTGATCGTCTGCCCACATTTCAGCTTCTTTAGTAATTGCTTCAGCTTCTTCACCGGTGAATCCAAGAATCATAGTTAAATATAATTCAGGCGGCATAAGTACATCAAGCCCAGATGAAACATACTTAGACATAGCCTCAGTTCGGTCTTTAGCTATTGTAGCATTGTCTTTCTGATCAAGTTCTTCAAGTGAAGGCCACACGACTTCATAGTCTTGTGGCTCAGGCAACACACCATATTGTATAAGACGGTCAATAAATGGTCTAACCATTGAATCAGTTAAATAATCATTTTGGCGTTTTGTAACTCGACGATTCCAAGTCTTATTATCATCAGCGCCAGCAAGCTTTGATTCTTCAGTTCCAAGCAATTTGCGATACGGAATGCCTAATGTTAAAGCGATTGATTTTAATTGCGTTAAGAAGTGCGCGCTTGGATCAGCTACCTGTGGACTTAATGATTTAGCTGTCACCCCTACTAGAGCTATATACCTCTGAAGCTTATTACTATAATTCGTGAACTCATCACGAAGTGTTGTTTTCTCTGCGGTAGTTAACGCTTTGCTTCGCTCTTTATCTACTTCGAATGCATATCCAGGAAAGCCACCTTTCCAAAACATTTCAGCACTACTACCAATAACCTTCTTGATATCAAGAACATAATTATAAACTGGTTTTAATCGAGGTTCACCAAACACCTCACTTGTAGTTTTGTTATCAATAACATGAAGCACTCTAGTCCAATGAATCGATTCTTCGGTAGATGTAGACTGCCCATCAATGTTCGTTGAAGAAAATGCGTATTTAGTTGGCATCCTATACCGGGGTGATTGAGTACTACTTTCATACTCTTTAACAGTTATGATACTTTCACTCAAAGGTTTAAGATACATTAACTCATAACTACCGGGTGATTTTACTTCACCTGTTACTTCATCAAACCCTTCTATCGGTTCGTGCAGCGGTTTGTTATCATTAATTCCGAATAACATCGCACCAAACCGACCGATGCCCGTTAACATATCAAGTAGTGCTAAATTGTTATAGAATTTAAACTTCTTATTTAACTCACTCCACACTTTTTCAAATTTTGTATCATCACTTGTGCTGTCCTCATTAATCTCTGGTAATACGTTCCAACACTCTTCAGGCCATAATCTGATAACACGTTGGCCAACACCATTACGTTCAAACATCTTTTGATAATCAGTAATATCAATATTAGTAGGATAACCACATTCAAGATCGATGTCTCGACTGTCATCAAGAAGTTTGTTGATGATTTCACGCCGCATTGTGTATGCATTTTCAATGTGCATCTGTTCAGCGTTAAATACTTCGCGTTGCGTTAATCGTTGAACTTTTGCTTGTGCCATTACAACGCTCCAACTTCAATTTCGCCAACAGTTAATTTGTTAAACGCACCTGATGCAGCATCCACTTGATCTTTGTACTTACTTGCAGGAAAATAAGTATGTTCATCAATGAATGATTTGTTCCATTCAGCTTTAACCATAAACACATTTCCGATATTTACTTGGTCTGCAAAAGGACCGGCCCGCATTACTTTGTTTCCATCACTGCTTCCAACTTTGTCAGCTTGAACATGATACCCCCTTAGATTTTTAATCGTATAAAACGCTGAATCTTTTCCGCCACTACCAGGTTCTTGCTCGACCCATACGTTACATTCACGACCATCAAGCTTTGCAGCAGCTTTTATCGCAGCTTCACGCTCATCCATTCCCCACTGCCCGCGTATAACATCAAGTATCCATATGCTATCATTATTATGTATACCCATTTCGACACCTGCGGTATAACACCCGCCACCTTGTGTACCGGCCTTATCCCAATACCTAACTCGTTGCTGGAAGTATCTATTTAGTGGGCGTGCATCGACCACAATCCGAAGAGGTTTAAACATTGCACCACCGCGAGGCACTGGCCGTTGACTAAATTGACCGGCGTAACTAAAGGTGCCTAATGCCTTTTCATTTGACTTAAGAACACTCTCATTTAATCTAATAGGGTCAAGCAAACCACCGACATAAAACTGCTTTACGCGCTCAGGTTGAACGTTATCATCAAGACGATCAGGTAAACATATAACTTTTACTTTTTCGTAAGTATCTAACATATGCTGCGTGCAGTCATTTTGATGAAGTCGCTGCATGATAAGTGATGTCACTGTGATCTCTTTATCGACCTTACGGGTAAACAACGTTTCAGACATTACACGGTTGGCTTTATTTAGTTCGACTTCACTAATAGCTCTTTCGGGATTAAGGGGATCATCAATGTTTATAAAGTGTGCATGCATACCTGTTACAGTGCCTTGTATACCGAAGCTGTAACGGCTACCATCTTGAGTGTTTTCGAAGTGTGATTTAGCTTGCATATCCTTTTTAAGTTTAATACTAGGAAATGCACGCAGGTATTTATCTGAAACTACAAGATCTTTAGCTTTACGAGATAGGTTCGCTGCTAATGCTCCAGAGTACGCTCCACCAAGAATCTTAGCTGATGGCATATTGGTCCATATCCAGGGTGAAAACATTCTTGAACACATCGTAGATTTTGTAGTTCCTGGTGGGATGTTAATGATCAAGTCATACTCACGCTTTTGGCCGTTGAATACCCGTTTAGCCACCTTTTGTAGTTCGCCTGCGATAAACGGAATATGCCAATTCCATACGGGCGTTTCTTGAATGATCTCTCCCCAAAATTCTTTGATGAATTGGAAGTAGCTTTCCCTCGTAATACTCGCTATTAATTCATACTCATCATACTGTACAGTACTCCCAAGGCGTAATTCTGTAAGCAATTGAATACGCTCATCTAGCGGTAACCCAAGAGTATCGATCGCGGTATGTGAATTAGTCTGTTTTATAACGCGTATCTGCTTAGAGTGTAGTTTTCTTACATCGAAATCACTACACTCAATGACACTCTTCTGGAAAACTGTGCTAGTTAATTCACTAGGCTTTGTGAAAGTGATATGATTAAAACTAATTCGTGGGTAGATTTGAAAACGTTCAGCTAATGCTTCACGTGCGTCGTTGGGATGTTCGCTTAACCATAAAGCGCTTTTCGAAGATGCTGCCCATAAAAGTAGTGTATCACGAGTCACATTGCGCTCATCGCTATCTACTTCTAAAAACGGCCTCTCATCGAAGACTGTTTTTAAATGGTCAGGGCATTGTATATCTAATGTTATCAAGCGTCTTACCTAATATACTAATGATTAATTTCATTATAGTATACTATGTTAGGGTAAAGTGCTTTAAGGTGCTTTAATCAGCCGCTGGTAATAAGTTTACTTTGATCGTTGGGTTAAGCTTATCATTTAATGGTAGCCGAACTCTTTCATCAATTGCTCTTGCTATTGCTTCAGCGATTACCACGTTCTCTGTACCGCATACATCATTAATAGCCATTATGATTTGCATAACTATCAAATTGATAACCTTTATACTTACTTTGTCGCCTGCTTCTTTTTCAAGTTTCGATGCTGCAAGTACCAAATCTTTTACATTGCTCATTGCGTCTCGAAGCGTGCTTATCATTAAGCTCCTTAACTCAGGAGTCAATTTACTAGTAGCATCGTCATTGTATAATGGCTGTGCAAGTTTTAAAGCTTCGCAAGCATTGGCACGAGCAATCGCAAGTTCTTGATATAGACTAACTTGTTCATCATGCGGTACATCTAAAAGCTCTTTAACTTTGTCTGAAAGTTTAGGTCCTAAATATTTTGAATAAAAGCTTGGCAATTTTCTCCTTCCTGTTTTACAGTACAATGCCGCAGCTCTACGACCGCCATGGAATTGACAATTATTAGCTCCACGTAACGCCCATCTTTTACATCGTACTCTAGTTCGTTGTGACTTCGCTTGGCATTGATTTTTATGCCCATCGGGTGGAGCACCTGACATTATATCTACTCCTTATTCTGATATGAATTATACACTAATTTAACCGAAATGTACATTGTTATTTTTTAACTAGTCGGTTAAAGCTTTATTCTTGACTAGTCGCTTGGTTACATTCACCTTCATTAGAGATTTCGATATACTTTAATTTGCAGCAGTTATACCCTTCTCTATCTAAGTGATAGATACACGAAGTGTTATTACACTGAACTTTTACAATAGACTCAATATCAAACTCAAGACTTAATGATGTTTTCATCTTACTAACTCCCTATCTCTATTCCAAATGCGAATAGCACTCAACATACATCTTTCTCCTGTAATGTCGTAGTCCTCAAAATGTGTAGTGCGCATACCGCATTCACACTCAACCCAATACACCTTACACATCGATCCATTACCTATTGTAACTTTACTACAACGGCCTTGAGGCACATTGCCGCATAAACATTCAAATACTTTCATTTCGCTGGTCTCCTTTTACCGTCAGGCGCATACGGCCAATCTTGATGAGCTTTGCATATGACCTTATTAGGCTTACTTATATAATCATTGTTTAATGCACATGTGTTAGTTGCATGATCGAAACACTTACAATTTTTACATACGATTTTCATTTAACGTACCCTCTATAACATTTTTAGTAGCTTCACTTATTGTTTCATACTTACCTGATTCAAGCCTCCATTGATATTGGTAACTCCAATTACATTTAAATGCGAATTGACTACGAGATACTTTCAACTCTTCTCGAGATTTAACTAAAGCGAACTCATTTAATTGGTAACGTTTGTCAACTAACTTAAACATAGTTTGTTCCTTTACTTTACTTGCTTCGGAAGTAACTTATTTTGTATCTCATTATACAGATTTGGATCTATGCTAAGATTAATGTTTTTAAGTAAATAAAGTAAAGCGAAGTTCACCGTTTCTTTTTCAGTGAAACTTTTTATATGTTCTGATATAACGACGACCTTGGCTCCGTTAACACAAAATGTTTTGTTTTCTCTTACACCGATTTCATGAAAACTCCTATCAAGTGCATAAAGGTCTTTACGGTGTTGTAAATCATTGACTACTTGAGTTTGAATAGATTCTTGATACGCTTTAGTCCTTTCTCTACTTTTTCTTTGATTATGTGTTTTTACCGCAGCTGAAAGACATACCACAGCTACTACACCTAGTACAAGAACAATTGCTTGGTAAATTGAGTTCATCGTTCTATCTCCTTATTTCTAATAACCATCCAACAACTTTTACAGATACATTTATGCTTCGTGAACTTTTTGCGTTGTTTCACAATCAATATCCATTGCTTCGATTTCACTTTAACTTTTTCACAAATTGGACACTTTCTATGCGGCACATAGTAGTCTAGTAAAGCTTGTCGCCTATACACTCGACCTCTCTTAGTGTACTCAACCCACGTCTCATTCCAATCTTTTTTGAGCGTTACGCTTGATGAGTTTTTCATCTCCAGTGTTTTTCTTGCATCTCTAAAAAGCTTGCTCATTTTATCTTTACGCATTGCTCTTTACCTATTTTAACATCTCATTTTTAAACCAAGTAGTTTAACTCGTTTTCTGAAAAACGGTTGGTAACTGATAATGTAATGTTGGACCAGCTACCCATACAACTCAAAAAGCTATCTCTATCTCTGTTACAAATTTGTAACTTATTACTATATATACACTTATATCCTAAAAAACCCGTTGTATATATATATATATATAATAAAGGGTATTAGTAGGGTATACAGGCAGATAGGACTATATATTTGGGGTTGTATAATCAGTTGGTTGGACATTACATTATCAGTTACCAAAAGTGTGCACAGACCGTTAACTAAGTGGTTAAAGGTTTATTTTTGATTTCAAACAATAATCTGCGCCCATTTATTGAGATAAACCTCTTGTAGATTTAAAAAGTATCGGTATAACTTCCTTGTAGATTTAAAAAGTAGCGGTATAACTTCCTTGTAGATTTAAAAAGTAGCGGTATAACTTCCTTGTAGATTTAAAAAGTAGCGGTATAACTTCCTTGTAGATTTAAAAAGTGGCGGTATAACTTCCTTGTAGATTTAAAAAGTGGCGGTTAATCGAAACGCGGGCTAGTGCAACAGAGACAATTAACCGCCTATCCTAAGGAGTATTAAGATCATTTTACATGTATTTATGAACACTCAATGTTTACTGCTATAGTGTTGCCAAAACGTTTTAGTGCGTCTTTGCTCATGTGCAGTGTGCATCCTTCTACGGTTCCATTTAGTATTTGGGCATCGATGCAGCGAAACTATCTCAGGTAGATCTATTACCCTGTGATACTTACTCCAGAATTCTAGCACGATCCTAGCGCATTCTTTCTGTGCTTCAGGTGATCGTTTAATGTCTTCAAAGCTAAACAGATAATATCCTTTAATCCGATTAGCTTCACGGCGATAAATGTTCTGCTCTTGTAGTAATCCATGCGAGCGTCCACCATCACCGGGCTTCACGTTATGATTATTACTACTTTCAACCCAGGCAAGTCCGTACAAAAATTGATCAGTGATCTCTGCCGAGCTGCAGCTATCAACTAAGACTGTAAAAAACAATATAACAATTATGAATAACAGAACAGTTTTCATACAACATCCTTTCATTACTTTAATTGTACTAGCCCCATACTAAATCGTACGGGCTGGTGGCTTGTACTGCTCTTGTTTTACAATACAACACGAAAACATGATACTTATTCCACCGAATAATCACACCTAATTCACAATCTTCATGCGAAAGATCTCCATGCGCATGTACCGGCACATATGTAACTGGTGCAAGATAGTGTTCATCTTCAGTTAATTCTACACCTTGAATCATCAACATTTTATTT